CTCGCAGGTCGTGGAGTAGACCTTGACCGTACAGTAGTCGTCAATGTGGTCACTGTTGAGGAGTTCAGAAGCAAGGCACTCAAGGCAGTGGATATGTATCTCAAAACACCTGAGGAGGATCGCAAACCTTGCATATTTGTGCTAGACTCTTTAGGGATGCTCTCGACTGAGAAAGAGATTAGAGATGCCCTTGACGAAAAACAGGTCAGGGATATGACAAAATCTCAACTCATCAAAGGTGCTTTCCGTATGCTGACTCTGAAACTGGGTCAAGCAAATATTCCAATGATAGTCACCAATCACACTTACGATGTTATCGGATCTTATGTACCTACAAAAGAAATGGGTGGAGGTAGTGGACTCAAGTATGCTGCTTCTACAATCATCTATCTCAGCAAAAAGAAGGAAAAGGATGGAACAGAAGTCATTGGCAATCTTATCAAGGCTAAGACTCACAAGTCGCGTTTGAGTAAGGAGAATAAGGATGTTACAGTGCGTCTTTATTACGATGAGCGTGGTCTTGATCGATATTATGGTCTTCTGGAACTTGGTGAGATCGGAGGACTTTGGAAAAATGTTGCAGGTCGTTATGAAATGAATGGTAAGAAGGTCTATGCAAAACAGATCTTGAAAGAACCAGAAGTATACTTCACTGAAGAAGTGATGGAACAGTTAGACCAAATTGCACAGAAGGAGTTTAGTTATGGAGAAAGTTGAGTTTCTAATTCTTAGAAACCTCTTACATAATGAAAAATATCTAAGAAAAGTTTTACCATTCATCAAGAAAGAATACTTTGAAGATAGCAATCAAAGTATTATCTTTGATGAGATGGAAAAATTCGTTGTAAAATACAATGAGTGTCCTACTAAAGAAGTTCTCTCTATTGAGGTAGAGAACAGGTCTGATATCAATGACACAACTTTCAATGAAATCGTCAAGGTAATTTCATACCTTGACGATGAGACATCTGAGTTTAACTGGTTGGTGGATACTACAGAAAAGTGGTGCCGAGACCGTGCTATATACTTGGCACTTATGGAGTCTATCCATATTGCTGATGGCAATGATGAGAAGAAAACCAGAGACAGCATTCCTTCAATCTTGTCTGATGCATTGGCAGTTAGTTTCGATACTCACATTGGTCATGACTACTTACAAGACTATGAAACACGATACGAAAGTTATCATCGAAAGGAGAACAAAATTGAATTCGATCTCGAATACTTTAACAAAATCACGAAAGGTGGTCTACCTAACAAGACTCTTAACATCGCGCTTGCTGGTACAGGTGTCGGGAAATCTTTATTCATGTGCCATGTTGCTAGCTCCGTGTTGCTCCAAGGACGGAACGTTCTCTATATTACAATGGAGATGGCAGAAGAAAAAATTGCTGAACGAATTGACGCCAACCTTCTCAATGTCCCGATTCAAGAACTAATTGAATTACCCAAGGTAATGTTTGATACTAAGGTTAATAACCTTAGTAAGAAAACACAGGGCACTCTTATCATCAAAGAATATCCTACTGCGTCAGCACATAGTGGACATTTCAAATCTCTTATCAACGAGTTGGCACTTAAGAAGTCATTTAGACCTGATATTATTTTTATCGATTACCTTAATATTTGTGCTTCCTCTAGGTATCGCGGAAATAGCAATGTCAATTCTTATTCGTATATCAAGTCTATTGCTGAAGAACTTAGAGGTCTTGCTGTCGAAGCAAACGTCCCTATCGTTTCTGCCACTCAGACCACTCGTTCTGGTTTTGGCAGCTCTGATGTTGAGCTTACTGACACTTCGGAGTCCTTTGGTCTCCCTGCTACTGCTGATTTTATGTTTGCCCTTATTTCTTCAGATGAGCTTGAGGGACTCGGACAAATTATGGTAAAGCAGTTGAAGAACCGATACAATGATCCAACTGTATACAAGAGGTTTGTTGTGGGAATTGACCGTGCCAAGATGCGTCTATATGATTGTGAACAGTCTGCACAGGATGATATTCTTGACAGTGGACAAGAACAAGAGTATAATAATGACGAACATAAACCAAAGAAATCATTTGCGGAGTTTAAATTCTAATGACTGTTGATACTGAAAAGTACCTTGACTTTGTACATGGAGTAACTAGTGCTCCTAGCCTTGATTATCCTGTGCTAGCAGCACGTTTGACTGAACTTGAAGTCAATGACTGTAATGTAACTCAACTATTGACTGCTGCGCTTGGACTATCTGCAGAGTCTGGTGAGTTTACTGAGGTTGTAAAGAAAATCTTTCTTCAAGGTAAACCTTATAATGAAGAGAATGTGTTTCATATGAAACGTGAACTGGGAGATATCTGTTGGTATCTAGCACAGGCATGTATGGCACTCGATACTACCTTTGATGAAGTCATTGAAATGAATGTAGAGAAACTGAAAGCACGCTATCCTGGTGGTGAGTTTGACGTTCATAAATCTGAAAATCGAAAAGATGGAGACTTGTGAATAGAATCGTAGTATTTACTGATCCATATTGTGGTCCTTGCGGCATGGTAAAGAAATACTTTGCTCATATGAAAGACGAGAGAGCAAAGGACATTGAAATAGTATCTCTCTATGATGACCTAGAGTACGCCAGAAAGTATGGTGTGACTCGCACTCCTGTCCTTATCGTTATCAACGAGAAAGGTGGAATGATTGATAAGGTGGTTGGTGGACAACCTATCACTCAAAATATCCGTAGAATATTGGAAGAATACCATGGTAAAAATTGAAACAGATGTGATTACAGCGGCCGCAGTGCGTCAAGTTCTCTTTGAAGAACAGCGAATTTATACGCATGACCCTACTTGTACACCCGCACGAATCGTAAATCTTCGTGCTATAATTGTTCAAATTGACAAACAAATTGAGGAGACACTAAATGAAAATATTGACACTTGAAGATTATCAAAAGGCAGGTGAAACCTTTTGGCCTAAGTATTGGTATGTTGCTAAAGAGTTGGGTGAAGATGTTAAACCTGAACAAGTTTTGAAAGTAATGGAAGCAGTTGGTGGACTTGCACTTAAGTTTGCATTAGAAGAGAAAGAGAAGGAAGGTCCTTTTGGGTTCAATAAGAAAACTGAAACTGAAGAATAAATAAAACTAATCAAGGTCGCCATTTATGCTTTCTACTCAGTACAGACTCAAACTGGAATTTATTTGCAAATGTATTGCTAATGGAGAAGAAGTAAAACTTGATGATATGGTCTGGGCACAGAAACTTGCTAAAGCAAATACATCTGCTAACGAGATGTTGAAGATGGCCAGACGCCAATATTCTCAGAATATCGAAGAAGGTAGCACAGACGATTTTCTGAATAGGATGGGTTTAGGAGATCCCGATCCATCCAACCATAAGAAGGGATTCACTGACGCCGATGACATTAAGGATTGGTTTAAGAGGGATGATATTTCTGACTGGAGGCAAAGGGATTAGTTAGTGAGGCAGTCAAGTGTAGTCAGGGGTGATAAAACTTGACATAAGACCTCATTTATGGTATAAATATAAGTAATCATGCCCCTGATTACAATGAATGAATATTACACTTACGCATATCTGCGTAAAGATGGTACGCCCTACTATATTGGTAAGGGTAAAGACAATAGAGCATACTCTAAAAAGCGTAGTATAAGACCACCTGGAGATACAAATAGACTTGAGAGGACATTATGAAGCATCATATCCCTGACATCATTAAGAAGAATGGATTTGCTTGCTTTGGTAGTTTGAATCAAGCAGAGAGAGCAGTTGTTCTATTCGGTGACGAAGCATATCGTGAGTCATTAGACCTTGAAAACGATGACTCCCCCTGTTGGCAGATTCCAAGTGGAGAACACTCTACTTTTGCTGGATGGAATCCCCAGTGTGTACCAACCATGGACTATATTGTATGGAAACTAAAAAACCTTGAAGGTATTATCAACGGAGAGATTTATTAAATGAAAATGTGGGAGACAAAATGCTCTGGGTGTGGTAAAATGACACCAGCAAATGAGTGTCCTCAAGTCGGATGCTATGTTCCGTCCGAGAAAAGATACAAAAATTCGTTATGTAAACCTTGTTGGTTAAAAAATGAAAAAGATTGAGATCACTCCTCAAACATACATTGATATGAACAAGGAGTTTGAAGAAGATGATATCCCTTTCAGAATTGCTGTTCCTACACAGGAAGCAATTGATAAGTGGCAATCACAACCAGCGCCACCTTACGCTACACCACCAGCAGTAGATATGGTACAAGAAATGTGGGATAAAATTGGAGGAAGACCAGAAT